CAGGTGTCACACTATCAAATGTAGATATCGCAACACCTCTAAAGTCTATACCTGTACCAGGAACCATATTAAATTATGGTGACCTAGAGATGTCTTTCTTAGTAGATGAAAACTTGGAAAACTATAGAGAGATACATGGTTGGTTGACAGGATTAGGATTTCCTAGAGACCATACACAAGCTAAGTCACTTGTGGATGCCGCCAAGGACAGATTTCCGACTGGTGGAAAGAGTGATACTGTAGCAGACGCAGGCAAAGTAGTAGGTGCTCCTATGCCTTTAGGTCCTGTCTTCTCAGACGCAACTTTGAATGTGTTGACTAGTAAAAATACAGCAAATATAGAAGTAAGATTTTCAGATATGTTTCCTGTGTCATTGTCAGCATTGAATTTTAATCAACAAGCCAATGATGTCGATTACTTGTCGGCTTCAGTTACAATGAAATACAAGATATACGAATTTGCTACTAAGGGTGCAGGTAGAACAACAGAAACAACCTCTTAAAAGCTTTACATTTATACAATATTATGATAGGATACCTTTATTATGGATTTAGAAAAACTACAAGAACAAGCTGATAGTGATTTAAAAATTAACGATACTGAACTTGATTTAGAATCACTTAAAACCCCACAACTACACAACAAGTACCTAAAACATTTAACTAAATTTAAGTTAATGTTAAGTCGTGCTGAGGGTGATTTGTACAATACAAAAAGACAACTTTGGGAATACTATACTGGTAAGGCAGACGCTTCAGTATATGCACAAAAACCTTTTAACTTTAAATTATTAAGACAAGATGTTGACCAATATATTTACTCAGACGAAGAGTATATTAAGGCAAAACAAAAGGTTGATTATCTACAAGCGTGTGTAGATTTCCTAGATAGAACAATTAGACAAATCACTAATAGAACTTTCACAATCAAAAATGCAATTGATTGGCGTAGGTTTACTAGTGGTGCTGTGTAATGCAGATATCAGATTATATTCACACATACCCCGAAGTTATTACCAATGAACTGGCTGATGATGTAATAAATCATTATCACACAAACGGTCAATGGAATCAATCATCTTTTTCTACTAACGAAGGAGTATCTCCTAGAAGTAAAGAGAGAGTTGATATGAAAGAATACTGGATTAATAAGCAAGATAAGTTTTATGAAGAATTAAAAACAGGATTTAGAAGTATGGTAGATGATTATATCAAGACACATACTAAAATAATACCACAAAGTTTTACACCTTTTAGAATGAATCATTATTCAGAGGGTGGTTTTATGCAAAATCATATTGATAATATACATCACTCACATGGCCAACAATACGGTTATCCACATGTAACAGCATTAATGTTTTTACAAACTGCTGATGAGGGTGGCGAAATTGTGTTTTGTGATGGCGAATATATACCTAAGCAAACAAAAGGTTCAGGCGTTGTTTTTCCTAGTAATTTTATGTTTTCACACGAAGTTAAAAAAGTAATTAAAGGTGACCGATATTCACTTATGACATGGATTTTATAAATGAGTTTAACAAGATATTTAATTATAGATAAAAAAGATGATGTCTATTTAAAGATTGAAGCTGATGATGACATACGAAGAGAACTAGGACAATTCTTTACATTTGAAGTACCTGGTTTTAAATTTATGCCACAGTTTAGAAACAGAGTGTGGGATGGAAAAATCAGATTATTCTCATATCAAACAGGACAAATCTATGTTGGCCTATACCCTTATATATTAAAGTGGTGTGAAGATAATAATGTACAAATTGTTGATGGTACAAAGATACAAGACACAAAGGTAGATGACGCAAAGGTTGACAAGTTTATTGAAGCACTAAATATTCCATTCAAGGTCAGAGATTACCAAAAGGAGGCATTTATATATGCAGTTAGAAAAAATAGGACTTTATTACTTTCACCCACAGCTAGTGGAAAATCTCTTATTGTCTATCTTCTTATTAGGTTTAACATTCTCAGGTTAAAAGAAGATAAGAAAAAGATATTAATTATTGTACCTACAACATCTTTAGTAGAACAATTATTCAAAGATTTTAAAGATTATGGTTGGTCACCTGAAAGACATGTACATAGAATATATCAAGGTCATTCTAAAGAAACAACTAAACCTGTAATCATATCTACATGGCAATCTATATACAATCAACCTAAAAAATACTTTAAAGATGTAGGTATGATAGTAGGTGACGAAGCACATTTATTCAAAGCTGTTTCACTTACTAAGATATTGACAAAATTAGAAAAATGCCCATATAGAATAGGACTAACTGGTACTTTAGACGGTACACAAACACATAAGTTAGTATTAGAAGGACTGTTTGGTACAGTCAACAAGGTTGTTTCTACAGTAGAACTACAAGAAAAGAAACAGTTAGCAGACTTAAAGATATTCTGTCTAATATTAAAACATGGTGCGATTGAGTGTAAACATGCTAGTGGTATGAACTACCAAGAAGAGATGGATTACTTGGTACAATCTGATAAGAGAAACAAGTTTATACGAAACTTGGCCGCTGGATTAAATGGCAATACATTATGTTTATTTCAATATGTAGAAAAACACGGTAAGGACTTATACGAATCAATAAAAGACAAAGCAAAAGATAAGAAGGTATTTTATGTTCACGGAGGAGTTGATACAGACGAAAGAGAAGAGATTAGAGAAATTACGGAGAAGGCTGACGGAGCTATTATTGTTGCGAGCTATGGGACTTTCTCTACAGGCATTAACATTAGGAATTTGCATAACATTATTTTTGCTAGTCCTTCTAAATCTAGGATAAGAAACTTACAATCTATTGGTCGTGGATTGAGATTGAAAGATAATAATAGTCATGCAACTTTATATGATATATCAGATGACTTAACATACAATGAGAAAGAAAACTACACACTCAATCACTTTAGAGAAAGGATAAATATCTATAGTGAAGAAGATTTTGATTATGAGATACACAACATAGAACTAAACAATGAAAACAACAGTTAAAATAATAAAATTAGTTAACGGTGACGACATTGTTACTGTTTTACCTACTGGTGACAAACAGTTGCCAGATAATGGTCCATTAATCAGACTTGACAAACCATTACAAATTAAATATGTTCCTCAAATGACACCAATGGGGTTTAGAGATTACATTGCTTTGATTCGTTGGACCAATTACACTATGGATAAAGTGGTTACTATTCCTAAAGATAAAATTATGACAATCACCAACGCCTCCTTAGAGATGAGTGGTAGTTATGGTGAGATAATTAAAAACTATGATAACTTAGATAAACCTAAGAGAGATGAGAACTACCATAAAAAAGAATTCTCCCCCGAAGAAAATAATAAACTAAATGAAATCTTTAGGGAATTTGATGATGAAGACGAAGATGAACCAACAATACACTAGGTACTTAAAGGTGTTTCTGAAAACGGACACCGTTATTATACGCATAAAAAATATATTGGCAACCGTGGATTAAAATCAAATCAAGCTTGACATTTTAATCAACTTAGAGTATTATATATAGAAATTGAGGATATTATGGCAAAAGCAAAAGCAAAAGCAGAACATTATGTCAACAACAAAGAATTCTTGGCCGCTATGGTTGAGTATAAAAAGACTGTTGACAAAGCACAAAAAGCTGGGAAGAAAAATCCTAGAGTACCCGATTATGTCGGTGAATGTTTTTTAAAGATAGCGAATCACTTATCATACAGACCAAACTTTATTAATTATACATTTAGAGATGATATGATTAGTGATGGTATTGAGAACTGTTTACAGTATTTAAATAACTTTAATCCAGAGAAGTCAAACAATCCGTTTGCTTACTTTACACAAATCATATATTATGCTTTCATAAGAAGAATACAAAAAGAAAAGAAACAAGTTATCATTAAACAAAGAATGATTGCTGAATCTAATTATGATGACATGACATTACAACCTGGCGAAGATAGAGATTTTAAGAATCAATTTACAGAGTTTCTTAAAAAGAATATGCCACAAGAAGAACCACCAAAGAAAGAAAAAAAACTAGCTAAGAAGAAGAAAAAATAATGATAGAGTGGGAAGATAACTTCTTAGAGCCAGAGGCCTATGAAGAACTAAAGAGTATTATGTTAGGTGACAACATGGCATGGTATTATACGCCTGATATTACCTTTGATAATAAAGATGATAAGGGTAATCTATTTTATATGACACATCAATTCTATGAAGACCATAGACCATGTTCACCATATTTTGACAAATACATAACGCAATTTTTGGATAAATTAAACATTAAATCTCTTATTAGAGTTAAAGGCAACTTATATCCAGGACAAAATGTATTATCTCAACACTCTAAACACTTTGACTATAATTATCCTAATCAAGGTGCAATCTTTTATATAAATGATAATGATGGTTACACAATGTTTGATGATAAAGTAAAAGTGGATAGTGTTGGTAATAGACTAGTTAGATTTGACGCAAGTAAGCTACATGCAAGTACCGATTGTACAAATGCAAAAGTGAGAGTAAATATAAATTTTAATTTTTTAGGTTAGTATGAAGATAGCATTATTAAACGATACACATTTTGGTTGTAGAAACGACAGTCCGGCGTTTATTGAATTTCAAAACAAATTTTACAATGAATTGTTTTTTCCATATTTGCAACAATATGATATCAAAACATTGGTACACCTTGGTGATGTGGTAGATAGAAGAAAATTTATTAATCACAACACAGCCCATAACTTTAAAAAAGTATTTTGGAATAGATTAGATGAACAAGGTATTGATACACATATTATCATTGGTAACCACGACACTTACTACAAGAATACAAATGAAGTAAATGCCATGCAAAATCTTGATATATCAAAAGACGCCAAAGTATATACATTATCAACAACAGTTGAGTTTGACGGTCTACCTATATTGTTTATACCGTGGATTTGTGATGACAATGAAGCAGAAAGTATTAAGACAATAGAGAGTACACAAGCTACTATTGCTATGGGTCATTTAGAAGTAAAAGGTTTTGAAATGCACAACGGCCATTTCAATGACCA